CGCAGACGCCGATACGACCGTCGATGGCTTTCTTGCTCATGAGGCACAGGCCGTCGTGCCGGAAGCTGTCACAGGCACTAAGGATGAAGTCGAGACTTGGACACAGCAACAGATTGATGATGGCGATGCACCGGACGGCACATCTGCTGGCGACAACAAGCTGGACGACGACGGCAATACTATTCCTGTGATGCAGGGCATCGACCAGAGCAAGCTTGTGCCGCTCCTGACCGGCGCACTGCAAGAAGCCATTGCAGAGATTGAAACGCTAAAGACTAAGGTCGCTGCGCTTGAGGCAGGATCGTGAGCAAGCCCAGCGTCACCTCAGTCAAGGCTGAGCTAGACACCCTCACAGCCGTTAGCCAAGAGCGTTTTATAGAGCTATTGAGCCGTGTGAAGCGGCTTGAGGCCATCATGGTCGGATCTGCCGGCACCACTATAGTCTTGCTTATTGGCGTCTTGCTTACAGGGTGATTCACGCCTTCCTACTGTTCGTTTACCTAGACGGGAAACTAGTTAGCAACGACCTGTATTTTCGTAGCATAGATGATTGCACCTACTTTGCCCGTGCGCTTCATAAGCAAGCAGGGAAGATCACGGCCTATTGCCTGCCTAAGCTTACAGATCCAGACAAGGTAAAGGTGTACTGATGCTAGACCCAGTCACCATTGGCACGGCTGTTCAGGTGGCGACAGGGGCCTTCAAGATTCTCCAACGCGGCTTTCAGGCCGGTCGCGAACTGGAACAGATGACCGCAGATTTAAGTAGGTGGATGTCTGCTGTTTCGGATGTAGATCACTTAGAAAAAAGCGCTAAGAACCCTAGTCTGTTCCTAAAGCTGACTAAGGGCAAAAGTATTGAATCCCTCGCGCTAGAAGCGTTTACGGCCAAGAAGCAACTTGAGGATCAGCGCTATCAACTGAAGCAGATGATTCAGCTAACGCGGGGAGTGGCAGCTTGGAATGAGCTAATTGCACTCGAGGGGTCAATTCGGAAGCAGCGCCAGGAAGCAATCTATGCTGCCCAACAACGCCGGCAGAAGATCATTGAGTGTATTGCCTGGACTGTCGTCATTGGGGCTGGCCTGGCCACGCTGACAGGCTTTGTGCTGCTGCTGAAAGCGCACACAGCGCAAGCGCGCGACTGGGCAAACGACCTCACGGTTTGCCGCCTAGTTAAGTGCATGAAGGTCAACAAAACGCAGGAGGCTTGCGTATATAGGGGTGCGCACCATGTACAAGAAACCCTGTTCTTCTCGCTCAACCCTCGGGAATGGAAGCCACGCGAGTACCTTTGTCAGTGGCAACCTGATCAGCCGCCACCTCCGGATATTTATGAGACGCTAAAAGCCATCAAGGAGAGCCAGAATTGAACCGCATGATTTTCGGTGCTGACGATTACCTAAAGCAGTGGGCGGCTTCTAGGATTGGCATTGAGGGCTTTGGTCCTAGCGCGTCAATTGGCGTGCAGCGCGACGGAGAGATCATTGCGGCCTGTGTCTACCACGATCTACGAGATGGGCAGATCGAGGCGTCTATCGCGGCATCCTCCCCGCACTGGGCAACTCGGTCTGTTCTGTATGGGCTGTTTGCTTATCCCTTCATCCAGGTAGGTGCAAACAGGCTGCTGGTGACGTGCAGCGAGGCTAACGCTAAGGCGATGAAGATGAACAAGCAGCTCGGCTTTGTGGAAGAGGGCCGGCTGAGGCAGATGTTTGGCAAGCACGACGCTGTGCTTTTCGGAATGTTACGAAACGAATGTAAATGGATCGGAGTAAAAGATGGGCAAATCGGCACCTTCACCACCGCCAGCGCCTGATCCCAATGCGCTAATCTCAGCGCAAGCCGACGCTAATCGGATCACACAATTTACGCCTTACGGAAACCTTCTGTTTGGCTCGGTCGGTGATCAAGGACAGTTTGTGCAAGGCCCAGTGCCAGACGACGGGCAAGCTGCAGCCTTTACCCAAGAGACCCCCTTTCAGGCACAGATGCGTGCAGCCACAGAAGGCACTGGCTTGGGTCTTGGCAATCTGGCGTTTGAGAGGGTGACTGGCCAAACTGTCATTGGTCAGAACCCAGATGGCTCACCCATCTTTGCTGATGACCCAGACTTTCAAAATCCGTTCCGCACCTCGCCCACGTTGGCCGGCATCACGGCCGCACAGGAAACAGATCCGACCGCCGGTCTGCAGGCGTTTCAGCAGAATATCAGCGCCGATGCAGCGCTCCCATCTGCGCTCGACACAAGCGGCCTGACAGCCCTCACAAGCGATCCAGAGGGCTTTCGCACGAACATCGAGCAAACGCTGTTTAACAGGCAGCTCGGCCTTTTGCAGCCAGAGTTCACGCGGCAACGGAACGTGCTGGAACAAAACCTAGCAGACCGTGGCATCCCTATCACGTCTGAGGCTTACGATGATTCTATCAACCGCCTTGAAACACAGCAGAACGAGCAACTGCAGCGCTTGGCGCAGCAGGCCACGCTCGCGGCTGGTCAAGAGTCTGACCGCCTAGTCAACCAAGCACGCAACATCAGGGCGCAGCAGTTTGGCGAACAGGCAGCCACTGGTGAGTTTGGTCTAGCGCGACAGGGACAAGCGTTCAGTCAAGCCGCAGCCAACACGCAGCTTGCAAACGCAGCGCGGCAGCAGCAGATCGCTGACCAGCTCCTTAGCAATCAGATTGCGAACCAAAGCCGGCAGCGACAGATTGCTGAAAGACAGGCGCTGCGCGGTCAAGGGTTCAATGAACTTGCAGCATTGCTTGGTGGCCCACAGGTGCAGCAGGCCAGCTTCTTTGCACCGTCGGGCGTTGATGTACTTGGCGCGTTTGGCGCACAGCAAGCCGCACAGCAAAACGCTTTCAACCAGGCTATGGCCAACCGTTCCGCAAATCTTGGCGGCCTATTTGGTCTCGCCGGCAATCTCGGCGCAGCTTACTTACTGAGGTAGAAAATGGTTCTTCGCCCCCGCGCAATGCCGACGTTTCAGTTCCAGCGACTGAACCCTGCTTTTCAATCTGACCCGCGCCGCATCCTCGGCCAGCAGCTCATGGGTCAGGGTGCCAGCACAGCGCCTGTCAGGACGCCTCTGCAAGGGCTTGGCAGGCTATCTAGCGCACTCGTTGGGGCATACCTACAGCGCAACGCTTTAGACGCTCAGGCGCAGCGTGAGGAAAACTTTAGAGGCACCTTGGCTGAGGCACTTGAGCAAGCTGATTTAAGTGACACGCCTGCCATCAACGCTTTGGGTCAGATTGATCAATTGGCTGCCCTCACCGCAAGCGCTAACCTAGAGGGGCAAATGGCAGCTGCTAGAGCGCAAAGACAGCCCAAAGCTCCTGTTTCAATGTTTTTACCAGATACGCGAGAAGTGAAGTTAGTTGAGCCGGGCAGCGTTGAACAAACGCAGCTTGCACAACAGGGTTTCGTACTTGGGAGTCCACCTGACGCACCTACAGGCTTTCAATTTGTCCGAGGTAAATTAAACATTTTACCGGGGTCGCAGCAGGCTTTCGCGCGTGGTGAGAAGCTGACAAAAACGCCAAGAGAGGAAGAGAAAAAATTTGAATTGGCGTCTACCGCTTTTCGAGAAGCGAATGATTTAGCGAAAGATTCAAGCGGCGCGTCTGATGCTGGCTTGATCTATAAATTTTTCTCAGCGCTAGATCCGGGTGGCAGAGTTACGGATCAAGAGGCAATGCTCGCTCAAACGAGCGCTTCACTTGGTCAACAATTTGCTCAACGTCTGCGACAAGGCTTAAAGAGCGGTTTGTTGGCCCCAGAAACAAGACAAGAAATAGTTAAAACTATGCAAGGGCTTGTTTCCAAACGCCAAGAATCTTTGCAACAATTGTTGCCCAAGCTAGACGAAAGACTGAAGCCTCTAGGATTTTCTACGCGCGATTACTTCCCATTCTACGACAAAATATTCACTGATCTGACGGTTGCTGGCCAAGCGACCCCGTCTGCAAATTCAGCGGTCGTCGGCGGTGAAACAATAATAACGCCCGGCGCTAACGACGTCGATCCTGCAATAGCAAACTCAACTGACGCAGATTTGATAGGGGGTTTGTTATAATGGCCGAGCAAACTCAAATTATTCCACCTGAAGTGTTGAAACAGGGTTACGCAGGAACGCTAGAACCCACCAAACAGGCAAAATTTAATGAACTTGTGAAACGAGGCACCATTCCTGCAAAAAATACCTTTATAGGTGACATGACTGCTGCCGCGACAGAATTTTTAGCCTCTGTCGGACAAGGTGCAAAAAACATTGTAACGGGTGAGGCAACGACAGAGTTTCCAGAAATCCAAGAACTGCCTGCTAGTTTAAGGACCGCTATAATTCCTGGAAGTGGTCAAGTTGGCGCAAAGTTGTCACTGGGTCGTGATGATTTGCGTAAGACAGATATATTCCGTCAAACATTTGGAAACGTGCCGGCTCGGTTAGACAAATTTGGCAACTCGATTGTCACGTTAGATGACAGTTTTGCAAAACGCTTCAACGTCACAGCTGGCGACTATTATCTAAATAAGCCAGGCGCAAGCCCTCAAGACGTTGACGATTTTATGACAACAGCGCTTAGCGAACTATTTTTTGCTCGGCTTGGCGGTAAGTTGGGCAAAAAATTTGCTGGTAAAGCTGGGCAAGTTATCGGAACGGGTGCTGGTGCAGGCGCTGGATCCGTTGCACAAGATTTAGCTGCTGAATCGGCAGGGTCAGCGCGAGGCGTTGACCCTCAAGCGGCACTCGTTGCCAGTGTTTTTGGCGTCGGTGGGGAGTTGGCTGGAGAACTCATAGCGCCGTTTTTTCGTAAATTTATTGGCAACAAAGATTTCGTGACAACCACTGGCGTCACTGAAGCAGGGCGTAAGGCTCTTAACAATGCAGGGTTAGATCCTGACGAAGTCACGCCAGCGTTTTTGCAACAGTTCAACCAGCTTGCACAGACAGCTACTGAACCGGCACAGGCTGCGCGCATGGCGGCAGCCGAGACACTGCCGCAACCTGTACGACTGACACAAGGGGACGTTTTACGCACTAGGGCCGCGCAGTCTGCTGAAGATGAAATATTATCAAGAGATGACACTGCAGGCAGAATCATGTCTGGCACAAGAGTGCGTCAGCAAGAACAGTTGGCAGAAAATGTGCCTCTAATCGCTGAAGAAATAGCTCCAACAGGAACGGCAGCAGCAAGTCCGACCGATGCAATGATTGATGTAGGCGGGGAGCTTTCTGCTAAAGCCTTGGCTGCTCAACGCAGTGTTGATCGCCTATACTCAGCAGCACGCCGACGTGGAAGAGCAACAAATTTAGATTCCGGCGTCCTGCAAAGTGAGCTAGGGAACATCAGGGCGGTCATTGACGACAAATTCAATTTGTTGAGCTTCCCTGACGCTGCAGCCGTTTTGAAAGATTTAGACAAAGTCGTTAAGAAAAAAACGGTTACAGTTAACGATCTTGAGTCTTGGCGTCAAAGAGCGACGAGGTCGGCGGTAGGTGATAGGCCGGCTGCTGTCCGTGCAGTGATTTCTGAATACGACAAATTTGTTGATGGACTGTTAGACGATCTTGTGACAGTTGGTGATGCAGATGCCTTCAAACCGTGGCTTGTAGCGCGAAGAAAAAATAAGATATTCCGCGAAAAATTCAGCGATGATGCAGTGATCGCAAAAATTGTAGATCAGCAAAATCCACTAGACCCAAGCGAACAATTTAATTTGCTTTTCACCCTTTCAGGCGCAGGCAAAGCTGGGTCAGCAAGGACAGTCCGCAAATTGAAAAAAACCTTGAGTGAGCAAGGCTTCAACAAATTAAAGCAGGGCGCTTTCTTGCGCCTTGTTGAGCAAGCAGAAAAAGCAGCGGCAGGAGAAGCGGGTGTTAAAACCTTCTCGGGCGCAGCGTTTAAAACAGCTTTAACTAATTTGAAAAGGCGCACGCCGGAACTATACAATGCGCTATTTACAAAACAGGACCAAGCTTTGCTCAATCAATTTGCAAACGTGGCTGAGTTAGCAACAACGGCGGTGCCAGGTGCTAAAAATTTCAGTGGCAGCGCCGCACCAATAATCCGCAACATGGAGCAAGTGTTTGGTCCGCAGCTTGCGGCTATTGCAAATCGCCTTGTCGCATTACCAGTCAGCACATTTAGAGCTGGAAGGGCGCAAGTTATGGCGTCCGGTGGTATAGATCAACGCAGTCTTCCCGCTGGATTGACTGGCGGGTTGTTTAGCGCTGGTGGGCAGAGCGAAATCGGTGATACGCGCCGCGTCACTGTGAATCCTAATACCAGATAAACTGTGGCCCAGAAAAAGCTGGAGAGGTCGAGCGAGTTCGAGCGCTACGACCTCGACAATGATGGCGTCGTATCTGACGCAGAGATAGAGCGCGCACGCGAGATCCGCGAGACAGAAGACAAGAGCCGCAAGCACCTAGCGCAGCTCCGGCTTGCTAGGTTCGCGCTCATAGGAATGGGCGTCTACACGATCCTGCTGTTCATGCCGTTCATACCCGACAGCCGCATCAAGCTACTAAGTGAGATTAGCCCGTTGCTGTACCTCTCACTCAGCGGGGTGGTGGGTGCCTACATGGGCTTCACTCAAATGGGAGATAAAAAATAATGCTGGGAGTTTTAGCATCAATCCTTGGCAACGGGGATGTGATCAAGAAGGGCATGGATTTGATAGATGATGTCCACAGTTCTGACGAGGAGATGGAGCGCGTCAAGGCTCAGGCCAAGATTGACACGATGGCAGCCTATGCCCCTTTCAAGGTGGCGCAGCGCTACCTAGCCCTAATGTTCACTGCCACGTTTTTGCTGTCTTTCGCGCTAGTGCTGGTGATGACGCTACTGGGCAAAACCAACATCCCTGACATCAAGCAAGTCATAGATGACTTCTATCTCGGTGAAGCAATGCTGACCATCCTGGCCTTCTATTTTGGCGGCGGGATGCTTGAGGGCGTTGTCGGTAAGGTGAAAGGAAAAAAGTAATGCCATTTGCCAAGTATTCTCCAAAGCAGAAGCGCTTAGCTGCCGCTGCCAAGCCGCGCAACAAAATCACTCGCGCTGACTTCACGGCCCTCAACAAGAATAAAAAGAAAAAGAAGACGAGGCGAGCATGAATATTGAGCTATTGCGTGAGCAGATTGCCAGTGACGAAGGCAAAAAATACGAGGTGTATTTGTGTTCAGAAAATCATCCCACGCTGGGGATTGGGCACC